TTCTCCAGAAGTATTGAAATTGCACTGAAGTTCTTGCGCGATCTGGCGCTTGGACATGTTTCTGGTTTCTTTTTTATACCACTCTTCGTCTCTATCTGGATGTACATCCCACGGAAGAGTAGTTAAATGGAAATTATTTGCTTCTGCTTCTGCGCCAACACAAGTGGCGTGAAACCAATTACCTACACCATTGGGGGTTGACAAAGCAATACAGCGACCACCAGTAGACAGCGTAGGATATAAGCCTGTCCAAAGCTCTTCTAAGCCTTCAATGTGTGCGGCCTCATCTAAAACCAAAAGAGACAAAGCTTCTGAACGACCAGCATCGCCTGAAGTAGAAGCCGCCTTAATAGAAGAACCATTCGAAAGTTCAAATGATGTGCGGTTATCTACATCAATAGTTGCGATCTTTATCCAATCTGGAAGATTACGCATAATGCCTTTTACTTTCTTAACAAGGTTTCCTGCTGTAGCAAACTTTGTAGCCATTACAAGAATAGCTTTATCGCGATGAAACAGCATCATCCAAACGATATAGCCAGCAGTAATGGTTGAAATACCAAGCTGACGAGCTTTAAGGATTACATTAAATCGATAATCATTAAAGTCTTTGAGGAGATCATCCTGAAAATTATACGTATCAAATAAAACTAGCCCGTGCATCGGGTGAGATATACGGGCATACGTTTTCAAAAAGTAAGACGGATCTTTACCGCACTTTATTATTTCCTTTACTTTTTGCTTTTTGTCTAGTTGAAAAGTCATGCATTATTAATAATTATTCAGCTTCAAACTTAGCAATCCAACGAAGAGCAGATTTAAGCTTTTCTGATGGTGGTCCACCGGGAAGGCTAGAGGTATCAAGAAAATTAGCTAATTCATAATAGGCGTCTGTATGCTCTTCCTGTTCTACGTCGGACATTGGTTCGATATCTATCTGCCCACCTGTAAGTCGGTCTTGTCCTGGGGCTTCCCCCCGATGACTGCGGCCTATCTCGCCCCCGTGATGGACGCCTATGTCGGAATGGGGACCGGGGCCGCTATAGTACCCTTCTTCTTCCTCTTCTTCTTCTTCGCCCGGTGGGTACCCGGGCGGATAATTTATCTGTCCATATCCACGCGCCTCTTCAAGAACATCTGTTTTCTCGTCCATAAAGTAACGCGGATCGAAACGTCTTGTATTCTTTCTTCTCATGATTGTGGTCCTTTATCTTTTTTGCGACTGTCGTTATCGGGGCGCTTGCCGCCTTTGCCGTTCCAGCCACCTTGTTCTAGGAAAGATCTCCAATCAGTATCTACAGTATCTTTGGATTCTGCTGCTAGCTGCATCGCATCATCAAGACCGCCGATCTTATAGTGCTGTTTTGCTGTAACCCAAGAACGAACACGAGAAGAGTTTTCGACACGAACATCAATTTCGCCTTCTTTCGTTAAAGACACAGAATCGCCAGTAATCCTACTATACTCTTTTTTAAGAAATGAGGAAATGTCAGCAACATGCTGCTCAACTTCGCTTTCAAAACCAGCAGCATAAACCTCTTTTAACTGAACCTCGGCCATATAACCTATGCACATCATATTGCCATAGAATTTAACATTAAATCCGTCCATCACTCTTTTATCAATAAGTGGGTGGCCTTCTTCTCTTTGTAACCCTACTTTTAAAGGCTCTCCGTTTTCGTCTAAAGCGCCATCATACGCATTTGCTGCCGCTTGTGATAAGCCTTGAACGATTTCATAAACTGTTGCCATTATTTGGTCTCCATCCTTTTAACCATCTTTCCTCTCTGCCTTCCACATATTGTAAGTAACATTTACTGCAACATTCAAATTTAGTGATACAGACATCATCCATGGATCTTTTTGGGAAAGATCCGCAAACAGGACAATTTCTTAAAGATTCTTTATTAAGTAGTTTTTTTGAAACCTTTATACCATTAATATCTATTTTATCCCGTGCTTCATCATTGGATTTAATCTTATTATATAATTCCTTCATTTGAGCAAGATATTCTTTCTCTTTGTTCTCGTCCCAATTAGCGCGCGGGTTCTGTATAGCTTCGTTGCCATATTTCTGTGATATTGCTTTCTCAATGGCAGCTATTCTATTTGGATCTTTGGAACTCATTGAACCTCATTGAACATCCAGTATGCCCCATAAGTCACAACCATTCCGCTAGCGACACCGCCGGCAAACCACCACCACTTATTTCTTGATGAATGCTTCTTTAATGTATCTTGTAGTTGTTCTATCTCAGAATCTTTTTGTTCAAGTACTAAATCGTATTCTTTTCTCAGAACATCATAACTAATTTGAAAGTTATCTCTTTCTAATTGAAAATCTATTTCCTTTTTTTCGAGCGCCCTTGTTAATCTTAAATCACATGTTTCTTGTGAAAAAGATCTGGCGACGATAACATCTGCTGTTGCTATAGGATCAAGTAAAACGCCCTCGAAAGGGGCTGGCTCATTAACGCCTAAAAATGTAAATTGGCCAACATCTTCTGCATTAGCATTTAAACTAGATAATAATAATATTTTAAGGAACATAAGCAAACCCATAAACTTCTTGTATTTCTTCGGCTAATTTAGTTTTATCGCCAGAAAATTTATTAACAACTTCTGCTCTCTTTTTGTTCTTTTCTCTTTTTAATTCTGCCTTAGATCTTCTATAATCTTCTTCAAGTCCATCTATGGCATCTTTATAATTCTCTAAAGCTTTTTCCTTACGTTCTAATTCTTGCTGATGAAGAGCCTTAAGTCCTGCAATCTGTTCTTGCAGTGATTGCTGAGTTGCTTCGTATGCTTTTTCTAATTGTCCATAGTCATAGCGGAACTTACCAATAACTGACAATAAAAGTACAGCCATTAGTAACTCTTTCCAGTACTTCATGCAAAAATTTATAACACTAGTTAAGTTCATTCCAAACCTTTAAGTCTCACAATCGCATCTATAGCAGACTGACCTCCGAGATAGAGACCTGAGATAATTACCCAATCGCCTGAATCAAGATGAGCGGCTACCATAAGGTATGTCGCTGCAAGCCAAACCATAAACTTGCGAGAAATGATTTTCTCAACTAATTTGTCTAATTTTCCTTTTGCTGCTGCCATCATTTTTTACCTCTTTTATGTTTCATTGGTCCGGTACACATTTCTTCTGCTTCTTTTTTCGAAAGACCCTTCTTTCGACTCTTTGCGGACTTATCTTTTTGCGCGCATGCCCAACGTCTTTGTTTCTTGGAATAGACCTCTTGTAACTCGTTATTAATCGTCACCTCAATGCATTCTTCGTGTGTTTGGCCCGGATGAACTTCATCGCATTTTTGTCCTTGGTGAACACAAGGATCGTATTCTTCGACCAATCTTTGAATATCCTCATAATAACTCTTATATCTTACTTCGTCAGAATGATATTCTTTTTGCTCCCATTCAACTAAAGCATGTCCTAAATCGGTCAGAAGCCCAACCAAACTATCTTCGGCTAATTGGGACGGCCCATATTCAGATTGATCTGCCTTATCGAGTTCTTGACCTTTTCTTCCGGCCATGGTGCCTAGGCCGCCAACCATACCACCAAAACTTCCAAGGTATCCGCCGGCTTCCTTGAGGATCTCTTCTTTAATAATCTGTTTAAGTTGGGATTTTGTAAGTTTCATTTTATCACTCCGGTCTTTGCGCTGCCAATTCATTATACTTTTTCTCGGCCTGTTCTAGTACATATAGGAGCGATCCCCTGTCCATGCGACCACCCTCCCAATGTTCCTGCTCATGAGCACGAATCATTTTGGCGATTTCTTCTGCTAACACTCGCGCATACATTGCTCGTGTGCCGGGGATCCCGGTGGGGACTGCGGCTGTCTTTCCCACGCTGGGCCGGCCCATCGGAGATGCCGGCTGATCTTCTAAGGCTTCAGTGATTATCTGTTTAAGTTGTGATTTAGTGATTTTCATTTTAGTTGTCCCTTATGTATCTAGCCCACTCATACCTAGTATCGCAATTAATCCGGGGACATTCTTACGAACATAAACCCCCGAGAAAAGTGTTTCGCATCTGCCGCC